TCCGCCGACGGTTGGGCATTTGCCCCTGACCCATCAACATATTTGCACGATTGATTAAACGCTGAGAATTCTTACTTCGCCGTGCCATTTGACCCCCAAGCCACCTAGTTATGGTGGTGTAAAAGGCTTTCCTTTACGTCTTACTCGACCAAAACAGGTGCCCTGATATGAGACCTGCAGTGAAGGGGATCACAGGAAAGTCAAGTGACCACCCACGGATAATGGACGTAACCGTATTATGCGGCTGGTCAATCGAAACGAAGTAGAAGTCCCACAGTACTATAAATACTGTAAGGAGCACTACAAAAGCAGCCAAACAATACTGCATATGCCCTCCGACGAGAAAGCTACACGAACACATACAGAATTATTATTCTGTAGGTGTACCCATATCATGAGAGACTGGATTAATATCCAGTTTCGTCCCTTTGAGTAAACGCGCTTGACGTACTCGCTCACCTAAGTACAAGACAACTGGGGACTTTAAGAACATTCCAGGTGAGTTACCCCAGAATCGTAATGCACTATCCTTCCTAGCAACTGCCAAAAGTGCCGCGTCAACGAATGCTTTATCTGGAGTGATAAGCACCCGCTCAATAACCTCGCGGACACACCAATCATGATCATACAACCAATCACACAGCTCAGTGGCTCGTGGATGATTGATCCCTTGAAGGATCTGTTGCATGAACCGGACCGTATCATACTCGCGCTTCCAAACAGCAAGATCAACCCTCTCATGTGAGGTCATTGGATTACTCAAATGCATCAATGGTCTCACACCTACATTCAAGCCCTTATGGACGAAGTCAGTAGAGTGCAGATTTTGAAGGAAGTGCACTTTTCCAACCTCATATAAAGACTTATCAGGAGAGATGGTCATTCCGAGATCAGTAGACAGTACTTCTGCCATAGCACTCAGGGAGACTTTACGAGTAAACGTAACAGCCCCATCATCACCCTGAGTATACCACGATCGTACCCTACTACCGCATCGATATGCGGCATAATGTAGGACTAAAGCATTAGCTACACTGCCAATCCAGTTCGTCATCACTGAACCGGACGGTATACCACAAGTCCTTTCAGCACCAGGATGGTACCTACCAGGTGTGATAATACCAGTACTCTTAAACTCTTCTCAACAGAACTCAATAAGAGGACTAGCTTCCCCAACAAACCACCCACCAATGATATCAAAACAGATATCAATGATCTCAAAGGGTACAGACTGGTCGAAACCTTTGAAATCTACTGAGAGGATAGGTACCTTCTCAGCAAGTATCTTCGTCATCTGCACATCGACGTCACTTGTTCGATTCCATGCGCAAAAGTGGGGACTCTCACGCGTGGCGTCGAATAACGGTTTTCTTATACATTGAACCATTATTGCAGACACACGGGGCATCATGTAGATGAGACGTGTCTTCGCGTACCACTGAGGTCGTGGATCTGTAGGTAACTTCCTACCACGAGGTTGACCACGATAACCAGCGATCGCCGGGAGTTCCTGTACCCAACGAGGGTCAGCTCCACTATCCCAAATCTCTCTAGCCATAGCTAAAGCTTTAGGACGGTAAATCGGATTCGAAGACATTATGGGGAAACCCATACCAGAATTAGGAAACTCGTCAGCTACCTCCTCGGGGTTAAGAGGACGGAGTAGCTCTGATGGAGAGATCTGCGCGACAACGGTCTGTCTAGCGTACGTCATAGCATCAGAATTAATTGATGCGCGACGGCGAAGTGGGTCAAAATAACGCAGTAACTGTTTCTCAATAGAATCGCC